AACATCTCAGTATACCAATCAAACCCAGCAGGTATCGGAGAACATTCCGATATAATTCAGACTTTAGATTTGGAAGTTGAAAAACTTGCAGATGCAAAAGACAAACTGAATGCAGTACAACAATTACTATTTCCTAATAGAAAAACACTTGTAGAATAAGACATTCTGTAGTATAATAACTACATGGATTTCTATACAAACGTATGTCGAACAAGAGACAAAATTCTTGTAACAGGTTACAAAGGTAACGAAAAACAACAACTATCGGTTGCATATCGACCAAATCATTACGTACCATCTAAAAAAGGTGAGACTGCATATAGGTCTCTCGATGGTAGACCACTTGAGGTTGTCAATCTCAATTCAATGGGTGGTGCAAGAAAGTTCAGAGAAAGTTATCAAGGAACTAGTGGATTTGAAATCCATGGGTATGACAAATACATCTACACTTACATTGCAGATAAATTCCAAGGGGATATAGAATTTGACCCTAAACTTATTAGGGTTGCAACACTTGATATCGAGTGTGAGTCAGAGAACGGATTCCCCGACCCCAAACTTGCAGAAGAGAAAGTCAATGCAATAACAATCAAACCATTCAGACACAATGCACATACCTTTGGTATTGGGCCTTGGGATGATGCACCAAAGAATGTTAAGTATTATGAATGTGTTGATGAAGCACAATTACTAACAGAGTTTATCAAGTACTGGAGAAAAGAATCCTTTGATATAATTACAGGATGGAACGTAGATACATTTGATATCACTTACCTATGCAATCGTATCGATAGATTGTTTGGTGAAGACCAACATAAGAAACTATCCCCTTGGAACATGTCGGATGTTAGAGAGTATATGTCTAACTTCGGTCAAAAGCAAATGAAGTTTACATTGCATGGGTTGAATGTACTTGACTATATGGAACTGTACAAGAAACATACATTCGTAAATCAAGAATCATATTCTCTTAATCATATTTCACATATTGAGTTGGGTAAAGCAAAGATTGATTACTCGGACTATGGTTCACTTCATACACTTTACAAACAAAACTATCCTTTATTCTTAGAATACAATGTCAAAGATGTAACACTTGTAGAAGACTTAGAAGATAAGATGGGACTATTAGAACTAACAATGACCATGGCTTATAATGCGAAGTGTAACTTTGCAGATACCTTTGGTATGGTTAAGTATTGGGAAACAATTATTTACAACTTCCTTAAGGAACAGGGTATACAAACACCCCCTCAGAAGTTGGACAGAAGTAAACAACATTCTATTGTTGGTGCATATGTCAAAGAACCATTGGTAGGTAAACACAACTGGGTTATGTCGTTTGACTTGAACTCACTCTATCCCCACATCATTATGCAACACAACATCTCACCCGAGAAGATGATTAAGGGTGGACAGAGAATGGATGTCAATATCGAATCTATGCTAGAAGGTACTGCTGACCTTTTACCACTTAAACAAAACGATAGAACAGTTACACCTAACGGAGTAATGTTCACAAGAGATAAACAAGGATTCCTTCCCGAACTCATGGAGACTTTCTATGAAGAAAGAAAAGCATGGAAGAAGAAGATGATTGAGTATCAAATTGAAAAGGAATCATGTAAGGATGCAAAACGCAAGAGAGAACTAGATACACTTATCAAACGTGCATACAACAATCAACAGGTAAGAAAGATTGCACTTAACTCTGCTTATGGCGCTCTTGCGAATCAATACTTTGCATTCTTCGACCCTAATCTTGCAGAAGCAATTACTATGTCGGGTCAGTTGATTATTAAGACTGCAGAGAAATCTATCAACACATGGATGAATAAACTTCTTAAGACAGAAGACAAAGATTATGTGATTGCAATGGATACCGATTCAGTCTACATCACTTTTGATGACCTAGTGTCACAAGTGTTCCCTGAAGGCACCGACAAGAACAAAATCTGTGACTTTCTTAACACTATCGGACAAGAGAAAGTAGAACAGGTTCTTGCACAAGGTTATGATGAACTTGCAGATTACACTAACGCATTCCAAAACAAGATGGAAATGGGTAGAGAGATTATTGCAGACCGTGGAATATGGACTGCAAAGAAAAGATACATTTTAAATGTTTATGATAACGAGGGTGTCAGATACGAGACCCCTAAACTCAAGATGATGGGTATTGAAACTGCAAAGTCCAGCACACCACAATGGGTTAGAGGTAAACTTACAGAGGCCTTCAAAACAGTAATGAACGGAACTGAAGAGGAACTTTGGGATTTCGTAGAATATACAAGAAAGGATTTTAGAAACCTTCCAGTAGAGGATATGTCGTCACCGAGAGGATGTAACAATCTAAAACAGTACTCTAACACCACAACAATCTATTCAAAAGGAACACCCATTCATGTCAGAGGTGCATTGCTATACAACAATGAACTTAAGAAGAAGAACTTAGACAAGAGATATGAGGTTGTTAAGAATAGTGATAAGATACGATTTACATATTTAACAGTGCCTAATCCATTGAATGAGAATGTTATATCTTACATCAACACATTACCCAAAGAGTTTGATTTACATAGATATGTTGATTACGATTTGCAATTTGACAAGTCATTCATAGAACCACTGAAGAAGGTAATCACCCTAATCGGGTGGAATGTAGAACCAGTTGCGTCCTTAGACTCCTTTTTTGGATAAATAATCTTATGGGAACTAAAAATTTCAAACAAGCAGAATTTCATGTCACAGTCACTAAAGTAGTAGATGGTGATACGGTTGATGTAGATATTGATTTAGGATTTTCAACAATTCTAAAAAAACAAAGAGTTAGGCTAATGGGTATAGATACCCCCGAGTCTAGAACAAGAGATTTAGTGGAGAAACTATTTGGTAAAGCAGCTAAAGCACATCTTAAGAAATTACTTTCAGAAGGTGATATCACACTCGTTAGTCATGACAAAGGAAAGTTCGGAAGAATACTTGGAGAACTATTTGTATTTGTCGGGTCAGATGAAGACTGGATGGACGAGTCAGAAGGACACCAAACATTACTTGAATCTACTCCAAGAGTATCAGTCAATCAGCAAATGATAGATGACCACCATGCAGTGGAATACACTGGTGAGAACAAAGATACTACAGAACAAAGACACTTAGAACACCGTAAACTGTTATTAGAAAACGGGACTGTTACACAAGAACAGATTGATAAGGTTCTAAAATGATTGTTACTGCGATTGATTGCTTTTATATACTAATGATTGCAATCATATTTGGTTTCATTGTTCACCTAGAAGTTCAGATTAAAACCCTTCACACAATGATGGCAGAACATGTTAAATTTGATGCGTCATTAACTCCAAAGAATAGTAAAAAACCCCTAGACAAATAAGACCCTTTGTTGTATACTTAAGTATACATTTATGAGGAGTGTTTAATATGTCATTTTTAAAAGATTTAGTAAAAGCATCGGGAAACGAATATGCAAATATAGTTTCAGACGGTGTCGCAGCTGGAGATGTAGACTCGTTTATTGATACGGGTTCTCACATTTTCAATGCACTATTAAGTGGTTCACTATACGGTGGACTTCCTTCAAACAAGATTACTGCAATTGCAGGGGAATCTGCAACAGGTAAAACCTTTTTTGCACTAGGTATGGTAAAACAATTCCTAGAAGACAATAAGGATGCAGCGGTAATCTATTTCGAATCTGAATCAGCAATATCAAGAGATATGATTGAGGATAGAGGAATTGATTCTAATAGAGTCGTTATAGTTCCTGTAGTCACAGTGCAAGAGTTCAGAAATCAAGCAATCAGTATACTGGATAAGTATGCAGAAACCCCTAAAGACAAACGTCCACCTATGATGTTCTGTTTAGATTCACTTGGTATGTTATCAACAACCAAAGAAATCGAAGACACTGCAGAAGGTAAAGAGACCAAAGACATGACGAGGGCACAAATAACCAAAGGTGCATTCAGAGTTCTTACTCTTAAACTTGGACGAGTCGGTGTTCCTATGATTGTTACAAATCACACATATGATGTGATTGGTTCTATGTTCCCTCAAAAGGAAATGGGTGGAGGTAGTGGACTCAAGTACGCTGCATCATCAATTATCTATCTTTCTAAAAGGAAAGAGAAGGAAGGAACAGAAATCGTTGGTAATATCATCCATTGTAAAAACGCAAAGTCAAGATTGACTGTTGAGAACAGAGTGGTTGATGTAAGGTTATCATACGACAAAGGATTGGACAGGTACTATGGTCTATTAGACATGGCACTTGCATTTGGAGTATTTGAGAAATCAAGTACAAGAGTTAAACTTCCAAACGGTAAGACCGAATTTGGTAAGACGATTAACAACAATCCCGAAAAATACTTCACGCCAGATGTGATGGAAAAATTAGAACAAGTAGCAAAGGAATATTTCAAATATGGAAACACAGAGAATAGAACAGACGATTCTGAAGAATCTGATTCAGAGTGATTCGTTTTCACGGAAGGTGCTTCCCTTTGTAAAGGACGAGTATTTCACCGAGGCCGATGAGAAGACTGTATTTAACGAGATAAAGGATTATTTCGAAAAGTACACTAAAACCCCAACAGCAGAAGCACTTCTCATTAACTTAGAGAACAACACTCGTCTTAGTGACAGTGACCTTGTTCAATCTAAGTCTATTGTTGGGAGTATAGAGAAAAGTAGTGAAGAAACACCACAAGAGTGGTTGATAGACGAGACAGAAAAATGGTGCAAAGATAGAGCTATCTACATCGCTGTTATGGACTCTATCGAGGTTCTTGACGAAAAGTCTAAACGGTCTAAAGGTGATATACCCGAACTTTTGAAGGATGCACTTTCAGTGTCTTTTGACACAAATATTGGTCACGACCAATTAGAAGATGCTGATGACAGATGGGAATTCTACAATAGAGAAGAAGAGAAACTACCATTTGATTTGGAATACTTTAACAAAGTTACTAAGGGTGGTTTACCGAATAAAACCTTGAACATCTGCCTTGCAGGTACGGGTGTCGGTAAATCCCTATTCATGTGTCACATGGCATCAGCAAACTTGATGATGAACAAGAATGTCTTATACATCACATTAGAAATGTCAGAAGAAAAGATTGCAGAGAGAATCGATGCAAATGTTCTGAACATTCCTATTCAAGACTTGGCTGATGTTACTAAAACACAATTTGGTAAGAAGGTGGATAAACTGAAAGGTAAGACTACTGGTAAACTTATCATTAAAGAATACCCTACTGCATCAGCACATGTTGGTCACTTCAGACACTTACTACAAGAATTAGATATCAAGAAGGACTTCAAACCCGATATGATATATGTAGACTATCTTAACATATGTGCATCACATAGGGTCAAGCCTGGTGCAGGTGCAAACAGTTACACATTGGTCAAGAGTATTGCAGAAGAACTTAGAGGACTTGCAGTAGAGTTTGATGTACCAATCATGAGTGCAACACAAACAACAAGAAGTGGTTATGGTTCAACAGATGTAGAACTTACAGATACTTCAGAGTCCTTTGGTTTACCTGCTACTGCAGAC